GGCAAAACTGGTAGTACAGAACAAAGTTTTGCCAACATCACAGCACAATCTCAAAAAGCAGCGGCTGCGATGGAGAAGTTTACTGGCAGTCATCTTGACACGTATGCTAAGTTATTGGCAGATACATTTAAAGAAGCATCTGACACTGTGATGAAGGGTGTGCATATGGCTAATATGACCACAAAAGAAAAAGCCATTGGCGCTGGTGAGCAAGCATTGGGTTATGGCGCTGTCGGCGCAGGTGCAGGTGCTATTGTTGGCAGCGTTGTTCCATTGGTTGGTACAGCCATTGGTGCTGCGCTTGGTGGTATTGGTGGCGCAATCTACGGTGGATTTAAGGGTTGGTCTGGTATGGCTGACGGTGGATGGGCTTCAGGTGACCCATCGGGATTCTTAGAGAAACTACACGGTACTGAACTTGTCATTCCAACAACTGGAGGTATGCTAGACACTAATAGCACTGGATATACCGAATTGGTTAAAGCTGTTGGCGGAACTCCTGCGTCAGGAGCAGGTGGTGGTAGCGAAGAATTGATGCAAAAAATTGATCAATTGATTACAGTATTGGGAGCACAGACTGGTGCAACAGTAGTAGCACAGTCTGATAAGGGCGATATGATTGCAAACGCATTCAATGGTCTACAAGATATGATGGCCAAGCATCTAGATATAAGCTCAGAAATGGCTGTCCACGCTAAAGACAACAAAGACCTAATGCAGAAACTTCTTAATGTAAGTATGTAATCTATAAATATAGCATTACAGGGATATATTCATGGCCGGATGGAAAAAGTATTTTAAGACCAGCAACTTTCAGGGTTCAGTAAGCCCGATTGGCAGCGGGTCACAGACAGTAAACCCAGCGTATCGTGCCACAGCCAGCACACTACCTGAAGTTTATATCGGACACCCAAACCGTATTGAACGTTATAATCAGTACGAACAAATGGACATGGACAGCGAAGTTAACGCTGCCCTAGACATTCTTGCTGAGTTCAGCACACAGAAGAATACAGAGAACGTCAGTGCATTTGATCTGCACTTCCACGAAAAACCCACAGACAACGAAGTCAAAATCATCAAAGAACAGCTACAACAGTGGATTACTTTGAATGAATTTAACAAGCGTATCTTTAAAATTTTCCGCAATACTATCAAGTATGGCGATCAAGTTTTCATCAGAGACCCAGAGACATTCAAGTTATTTTGGGTTGAAATGTCAAAAGTTACCAAAGTTATTGTTAACGAGAGTGATGGCAAAAAGCCAGAACAATACGTTGTCAAAGACATTAACCCTAACTTTCAAAACTTGACTGTGACTGCGGTTAGTACGTCAGACACATTCACTAATCACCCACAAGTAGGTGGCCCAAGCGGTAGTTATGTTCAACCTCGCAGCCCTTACAGTGGTGGTTCAAGATTTAGTCACGCACAAAACGAAGCAGTGGTCAACGCTGAACACGTTGTACACTTAAGTTTAACTGAAGGTCTTGATATATTCTGGCCTTTTGGTAACTCAGTACTAGAAAACATCTTTAAAGTTTTCAAACAAAAAGAATTGCTTGAAGATTCGATCATTATCTATCGTGTGCAACGTGCGCCAGAACGCCGTATGTTCAAGATTGACGTGGGTAATATGCCAACACATATGGCTATGGCCTTTATTGAACGTATTAAAAACGAAATCAATCAACGCAGAATCCCAACACAATCAGCAAGTGGTCAGAATATGATGGATGCTACATACAATCCATTGCAGACTAACGAAGACTTCTTCTTCCCACAGACGGCTGACGGTCGTGGTAGTAGCGTTGAAATCTTACCAGGTGGTCAAAACTTAGGTGAGATCACAGACTTGAAGTTCTTTACTAACAAACTATTCCGTGGTCTACGTATTCCTGCAAGTTACTTGCCAACTGGTATTGACGATGGTTCACAGACTATCAGCGATGGTAAAGTTGGTACAGCCCTGATTCAGGAATGGCGTTTCAATCAGTATTGTAAGCGCTTACAGGGTATGGTCATTGACAAGCTGGATCAAGAGTTTAAGATGTTTATGCGCTGGAGAGGCATCAACATTGACGGACAGATTTTTGATCTACAGTTCAATGAGCCACAGAACTTTGCGCAGTATCGTCAGGCAGATATTGACGGTGCCAAGATTGGGACATTCACACAGTTAGAGCAATATCCATACTTCTCAAAACGTTTCTTGATGAAGCGTTATTTGGGCTTAAGTGAGATGGAGATGAGCGAAAACGAGATTATGTGGGCCGAAGAAAAAGGCAAAGCAGAAAGCGCAGATGCTGGTCAAGCCAACTTGCGTAACGTTGGTGTTACTCCTGGCGGTCTTGCAAGTGATCTTGAAAACGTTACTCCCGAAGCTGGCGCACAACCAGCTGGCGGTGCATTAGATCAGGGTGCAGAAGCTGGCGCAGCTCCTGCTGCAGGCGCTCCCGCAGCAAGCCCACCCGGTGTAATGTAACCAAAGATATAAATAACAGTATGTTTATATCAGATTTATTTGAATCACCAGAGCCTGCAAAGCCAGGCTATCAGAGTGAACAAGATGATAACAGCGTAATGAAACTCAGTGATTTACGCAAGACTCGTCTTACTCTAGCACATCTAAACCGTCTACGTATGGCTAACGATGTGCGTAAATTTGAATTCGAAACCAAGATGAAAGATATCAAGGATCAGTACGGTGCCAGTGCTGAACCAGTTGCGGGGCCAGGTGGTATCTGATTTATCTTGGAAAAATCCTCAAAAAACACGCATAAAACCCCCAAATCTGCGTAGTTATCTAAATAAATTATACAAAGCCAAACAAAAGGAGTTCCTTAAATGAACAAGTATGAACAACTCATTGAGAGCATTCTTAATGAAGACGAACAAGCAGCACGTGCTTTATTCCACGATATCGTGGTTGCTAAGTCACGTGAAATCTACGAAAGTCTAATGGACGAAGAAATGGGCGGAAACGCTTCACAAGGTTTCGTTCAAGACATTACTAACCAAAACGATCAAGCTCAAGACATGGGCTTGGGCGAAGACGACATGGAAGGTGGCGACATCGAACTAGACGGTGGCGACATGGACGGCGAAGAATTCGGTGACGAAGAAACATTCGGCGGTGACGGCGAAATGGGCATGGGCGGCGAGCACGGTGAACACGAAGAAATCACTTCTAAACTAGATGACCTAGAAGCTCAATTGGCTGAATTGAAAGCCATGTTGGGCGACGAAGGTGCTGAACACGGCGAAGACTTTAGCGACGTCGAGGGTGGCGAGGCAGGCGAAAGCGACTTTGACATGGACGGCGGCGAAGAACACACAAGTGGTTCTGGTTCTGCAGAAGCAGATGAAGGCATGATGGAAACTATGGGTTCTGGCATGAGCGGTTCTGGCATGAGCGGTTCTGGCAAGTCTGGTTCTGGTAAAATGGAATCTGCTAACCCATTTGCTAAATCTGGTTCTGGAAAATCTGGTAGCGGTACAAGCATGGGCAAATCCGGTTCAGGCAAAAGCGGTTCTGGCAAAATGGAATCTGTAACACGCCGTAAGTCAGAAGTTGAAATCATGAAAGAATACGTTGACAAGATCGGCGAAATCTACAAACAAGAGCCAGCTAGTGGCGAAGGTAAGACAGTTGGTACAGGCGGCGATGAGCCAACTATCAACCACAAGTCTATCGAAGGCCCAGGCGCTGACTTTGGCGGAACTAACGAAAATATCGTTAGCGGCAAAGGTGACAACGCTAATCCAGACGGCAAAGCATTCAAAGCTCCAAGCAATGAATACACAAAAGGCCGCGGAGACTTGCCAGGCGCAGGACAGTTTAAAAACGTTCCCGGTGGCAACGCAGGTAAGACAGCGTTCAAAACAAAAGAGCCAGGTCACGGCGCAGAGAAAAAATCTGGACCAGAAGGCAAGCTAGTTGGTGCTGACGGTAGCCGCCCAGTAAACAAAACCAGTGTTCAAAAGCAGAACACAGGCGCTAAGTAATTAGGACACGAAAATGGCTTTGTACCTAAAAGAAGATTTGACTTTCAATCAGGCGAATATGCAGATTATATCTGAAGATTCGGCTGATGGTAAAGGTAAAAATCTCTATATGAAGGGGATATTCATCGAGGGAGGTGTGAAGAACGCTAACCAACGTGTGTATCCCGTTCACGAAATTTCAAAAGCCGTTGACACCATCAATGAACAGTTAAAAGGTGGTTACAGTGTCTTGGGTGAACTAGATCACCCTGATGACTTAAAAATTAACCTAGACCGTGTCACTCATATGATTGAACAAATGTGGATGGACGGTCCCTGTGGTTATGGGAAGTTAAAAGTATTACCGACTCCGATGGGCAAGATTGTTGAATCAATGTTGACCAGTGGGGTTAAGTTAGGTGTTAGCAGCCGCGGTAGTGGTAATGTTAACGAAAGCAGTGGTCATGTGAGTGATTTTGAAATCATTACTGTGGACATTGTTGCACAACCAAGTGCTCCTCATGCTTATCCTAAAGCGATTTACGAAGGCCTGATGAACATGCGTGGTGGCGCACAGTTATTTGAGGTAGCTCGTGAGGCATCTCAAGATCAAAAAGTACAGAAGTACGTGCAAGAAGGCATCAAACGCCTTATCAAAGACCTTAAAATATAAAGGAGTATGGAACCAATGTTAGACGCTATCAAACCATTGTTGGAGTCTGGTATCATTAACGAAGGTACTCAGCAAGCTCTAAGCGAAGCGTTCGAGGCTCGTATCAACGAAGCCCGCGAACAAGTTCGTGCAGAATTGCGTGAGGAGTTTTCACAACGTTACCAACACGACAAACAAGTTATGGTTGAAGCTCTAGACAAGATGGTGACAGAATCTTTAACAGCCGAAATTTCGGAATTCCAAACAGAGACACAAAAATTGGCAGAAGATCGTGCGAAATTCAATGTTCGTATGGTTGAAGCTACACAAAAATTTGACAATTTCTTAGTTACTAAACTAGCAGAAGAAATTCAAGAATTACGTGCTGACCGTCAACAATACCAAAACAGTATTGGCAAGTTAGAACAATTTGTGATGAAAGCTCTGGCAGAAGAAATCCAAGAATTCGAAGCAGACAAGCGTGCCGTAGTTGAGACTAAAGTCCAACTTGTTGCAGGCGCTAAAGCTAAACTCGCTGAACTACAAGCTGCTTTTGTTGCTCGTAGCGCAGAGATGGTTAAAGAATCCGTTACTGCTAAACTAGAGTCTGAAATGACTCAGCTAAAAGAAGATATCCAAATTGCTCGTGAGAACA